ATAGCATCTCATTGCAGCAACCAGATGCGTTGGACCATTCCATCTTTGGCAAACAGTTCGACCACGCGAATAGTATGCGGAAATACTGTCTCCATTGTCCAAAAAATTAAGTCTTTCTCGCTCAATGATTGGCCATGCCTGAGCGGGATTGGTTGATGGCTTCCACTCAGCCACGTCTATTGTTCTTCCGAACGGAGCAACGGACGAGTCTGTGTGGAAAACTGACCCGCGCTCAATCGAATCCGTCGGGTACGTTATCCAACCGTTTGCATGTCCAACTGCCCAGTCGAGAGCAGAACCAATCAATTGATCTGTGTTGATTTTCATAACAGTTCCTCCGGAACGTCAACTTCCTCACCCAATTCATTGAGCACAAAACACCTCATTGCAGCGACAAGATGTGTTGGTCCATAACAACCTTCCCACTCTTTTTTAGCCCTAACTCTTTCTAAAATCGTTCGTGCAGGAATTGCCCATATTACGTCTGATTCTTCATCTTGGAGGACAAATTCCATTCCCAAAGCACTTATAATCGGACCACCTTCGTTCCAATTTGTTGAAGGACTAAACGTCCGGCCTGTTCTATTTGAAAACGGCAAATTGTAATGATCAATAACAATAGCTTTTGTGTCCCACTGCGCAAATGGCATATCTGCTTCAGTTTCGCCCAAAGCTGTGGCAACCGCCCAATCGAGTGGTGCCCCAACCAGCTGGTGAGTTGACAGTTTACGTGTTTTGCTCACTTCAAAACTCATTCATTTTGGCAAAGAAAAATTCGCGAGCTTTGGTGGTGACTTGTTTTGCAATGTCTTTCCATGCGAAACCGTTTTCTGTAATGGTATCAGTTTCTTCTTTCATAACATCATTTGCCACCCATTTCAAATACTCACCCATGTTTTTTGGATCAAGTTCCAAGTGCATTTGATTAACAAGAACATCGATCCCTTGCGCCAAACGTCCTGTGGTTACTACAAGGTCCACTAGAGCATTGATGCTATTCACGCGTTCGATGTCAACAGTTGCAACTTTGCGAACTTTAGACTTGCTGTGCTTCGTCCCTTTGGTTTTGAAGAACAAATCACTATCATGTGGCCGCTCTACGCACGTCCAAACAATACCTTCTCCAATACCATCTACGCCGAATTTCAACGCCCATGGACACTGCTCTTCAACAGCAAGCGTCAACTGTTCGATTTCGGGAATGCTTTGAGCAGGATTCTTGAAATCTACAACAATTTTGTAATACGGAATTTCAAAAATGTTATAGATGCTGTTATCGTGATCAAACACGTCCTTGTAATCATACATGTCAACGTACTTATCGTTTACGGTAGCATTAAACAAAACCCAATGTTTTTCGAGACCAGCAACCGCAACGGTGTCTTGAATGCCTTTACCAGCCCACTCACCATACAAATAGACGTCGGCATTGGGATCAGCTGAAAACTGATCAAACAAGGCATTTAGCTTGTCCTCAGGAATACCAGCAATGAATCTAGCAAATCCAGCATTGTCACTGTCCACACCGATAATCTGCTCACGAGATTGTGGCTGGAATTTTCCATGATAGCGCCGTAATCCTGCATTAGTACCATGCAACTTCACAGTTCCGATGAACGTGAGAGTCGGGATCTTATGTGGGGAATGAATTTTGTTGTAGTAGTTGGTAATAGTAGCAACCACATTTATGAATTGTCCGATAGATGTAAACTTTCTCATTTTTAAACCTTTAAATTTCAATAATAGGGGACATTTTATATTAAACGTGCACCGAGGTCAACATCAAAAAACGATTGATTTAAATTTTATGATGTTGTATCGTAAATATGTTGTCTTAAAAATATAACAAAATTATGGGGTTATTGCTCCATTAAGACAGGACTATAAATAGAACTACAATGAAATCAAAATATGAAATAGCGCACATGGAAGTTGCGCATGTATACGCAAAATTATCGCATTGCACGAGAAGAAAAGTAGGATGCCTTCTCGTCAAGGATGACTCTCCAATAGCATTTGGATACAACGGTACACCGAAAGGTGAGGATAACTGTTGTGAGTGCGACGGCGTAACCAAAGTTGAAGTAATTCATGCGGAAGATAATGCTCTTCGCAAATTAACTCGATCCACAGAATCGGCTGTTGGAGCAACCATGTTTGTCACCACGGCGCCATGTATTCTGTGTGCTCCTCGAATTGTTGATGCAAAAATAAAAGAAGTATATTATGGTGAAGTATATCGTAATGACGATGGAATTGAGTACCTTAAAAAGCATGGTATTCCTACATATAAATTAGTAGTGTAATTAAATAAAACAATAATAATAAGGAAACAATATGGCAGAATATAAAACATCTCGCGGCTTTTCAATTGAAATTGATCCTAGTCGTGACGATTTGCTCGACATCATCGGCAAAGAACGTTTAGATGATTCGTATATGATGGACGGTGAGACTAGCCCCCAAGAACGATATGCATATGTTAGTGCATTATTTGCAAATGACAAAGACCACGCCCAACGATTGTATGATTATGCGAGTCAGTTGTGGTTTGGTTATGCAACACCAATTCTCTCGATGGGCAGAAATTCGAATGGACTACCCATTTCATGTTTTCTTGTCAATGTGCCCGATTCTAAAAAAGGTCTTGTCGACAGTTTAGCTGAAACAAATTGGCTAAGTATGCTTGGCGGCGGTGTTGGTGTTTACTGGGCTGTTCGCGGCGAAGACGAAAAATCTGTAGGTGTTATTCCACATATGAAGGTGTATGACGATTCGTGTTTAGCCTACAAACAAGGCACAACGCGTCGCGGTGCGTATGCTATGTATTTGGATGTCAGTCACCCAGATATCATGGAATTCTTGGATATGCGCAAAGAAACCGGCGACCAACGGCGCAAATGTCTGAACCTTCATTACGGAGTCAGCATTCCTGACAGCTTTATGAATATTATTGAAGCTAGTATGAAAGATGCAGAATTTGACGATTCGTGGGAACTTCGTGACCCGACTAGTGGAAAAGTTCACGAAACGGTTAGTGCTCGCGAAATTTGGACAAAAATTCTCGAATTTAGGGCAGGGCAAGGGCGTGGTGAACCATATATCATGTTTGTCGATAACGTCAATAAAACAATTCCTGATTATTTAAAGAAACACGGTTATAAAGTAGTCCAATCCAACCTTTGCAGTGAGATTACTCTCTGGACAGATGCACTTCGTACAGCGGTTTGCTGCTTGAGTTCGTTGAACCTTGATCGTTGGGATTCGTATAAGGATAATTACCAATTCTTCAAGGACGTGATGATGATGTTGGACAATGTTTTAACATATTTCATCGAAAACGCACCCAAAGAAGTGGCCCGAGCAATTAAATCGGCCGTTGAAGAACGCAGTGTTGGTTTGGGTGTTATGGGATTCCATTCCTACCTCCAGCAAAAGATGGTGCCATTTGAGGGAGTGATGGCAAAATCGATCAATAACAAGATTTTCAAAACAATTAAAGCCACACTGAACCGTGTAAATATTGAGCTTGGTGCCGAACGTGGTTCCCCATTGTTACTTGAGGGTACTGGACTCCGATTTGCTCACATGCAAGCCATTGCTCCAACAGCTACCAACGCACTAATTTGCGGAAATGTGTCTCCGAGTATTGAACCTTGGCGTGCAAATGCTTTCCGCCAAGATACGATGTCGGGCACATTTATTCAAAAGAACAAATATCTTGATGAGATGATTAAACGCAAGGTCGAAGCTGGTGAGTGTGAGGATTATGATGCAACGTGGCTGAAGATTGTTCAAGATGAGGGAAGTGTTCAAAATATAAAATGTTTTACTGATCTGGAAAAGGACGTATTCAAAACCGCTCCGGAGCTTGATATGATGTGGGCTGTTGAACACGTTGCTGATCGTCAGCAAGATATCGACCAAGGTCAAAGTTTTAATATTTTTATTCGTCCAGATATCAGCGTCAAACGCTTGCATGCTATCCATTTTGCTGCTTGGAAGAAGGGTGTTAAAACGATGTATTATGTTAGGACCGAGAAGTTGGTAAACACCGAAAAGGTTTCGCAGAAAGTTGCCCGTATGCGCATCGAAGACGATATCGACTTAACAGCAATTGTTAATGATGATGTTTGCATTGCGTGCGAAGGTTAAATACGCCCACGGGTAGGTAATCATAAATAGATGCAGGAGAACTTTTATGATTACCTACCTTTACGTAAAAACGCATAATATTACAGGACTAAAATACTTTGGAAAAACAACCCGAAATCCAAATACTTACCGTGGTTCCGGTAAGTATTGGTTGCGACATCTGCGCAAGCACGGAAATGATGTATCCACCGTTATTATTGGAGAGTATTTAAACTGCGATATGTTAACGGAAGCCGCTAAAGAATTTTCTGATGCTAATAACATCGTAGATTCTAAAGGGTGGGCAAATCTTATAATGGAGAACGGTTTAGATGGGGCGCCTCCTGGAAACATAGTGAAGGCTGAAACGAGAAAAAAGATTTCAAATGCGTTGATGGGTAGATCTTTACCAAAAACGATGTATAAAATGAACGAACCATCAAGTGTGCGTAGTACACGTGCCCGCAACGATCAACTTGGACGAATATGGATTACGGATGGATATAATGATTTAAAGGTAAAAGGCACCGCTGATATTCCCGCCGGTTGGAAACGAGGACGATCCAAAACGGAGAATTTAAAACCACCAAAGTCTAACACAAGCGGAAATAACACAAGAAATAAAAAGATTTTTAATAACGGCGTAGTACACAAATATTTTTATCCTGAAGAAGTACCAGAAGGATTCGTACCGGGTAAAATGGACGGATACCAAGGTGGCACAGGAGCTAACAAAAAAGGAAAACATTATGGTAAAGAAAAAACTGCGGCTGACTGATAAACGGGATACGTTTAAGCCGTTCCAACATCCATGGGCATATAAATTGTGGCTGGAACACGAGCAGATTCACTGGATTCACTCAATCGTTCCGATGCAGCAAGATGTGCGGGACTGGAAAAAGCGTCTTAACCCAGATCAAAAGAACTTCCTTACTCAAATTCTTCGTTTGTTCACACAAGGCGACATCGACGTTGCTGGAGCATATATTGACAACTATCTGCCAGTATTTCCACAACCCGAGGTACGCATGATGTTGTTGGGTTTCGCTGCCCGTGAAGCGGTGCATATTGCCGCTTATTCACATCTTATGGAAACGCTGGGTTTTCCTGATTCTGTGTATGACGAATTCATGAAATATAAGGAAATGGCAGACAAACACGAATTTTTTAAAGAAATTTCGGGTACTGACCACAACCATATTGTTCAACAGATGTGTGCCGTATCGGCCTTTACTGAAGGATTACAATTATTCAGTTCATTTGTTATGTTGCTCAATTTTGGTCGCAACAATTTGATGCCTGGTATGACCAAGATCGTTACGTGGTCAATCATTGACGAAGGTAAACACGTTGAAGGAATGACAAAATTATTCCGCGAGTTTATTAAGGAAAATCGTGATATATGGACCGATGAACTAAAATCTCAATTGTACACCATTGCAGAGAAAATGGTAGAATTAGAAGATGGATTCATTAACCTTGCGTACGGTGTGATGGACGGTTCTGAATTTAAACAACCACTACTCAAAGAAGACATGCATACCTATATTCGATACATTGCTGACCGCCGATTGATTGGTTTAGGGTTAAAAGGTATTTTTAAACAGAAAAAGAACCCTCTTCCTTGGGTTGATGAAATGTTGGTACTCCCAAGCCACTCGAACTTTTTCGAGCAAGAAGAAAGCTCGTACTCGAAGGGTGCTCTTACAGGCGATTGGGATGATGTTTGGGGTGCTGTTGAATAAGGCTTGATATTTGGTTAAAATGGGGCTATAATGGCCCCATTATTATTTTCAGGAAATGAATATGGCGCATAGAAATATTATCACTGGGTCGTTTGATCCACCAACGCACGGACATCTATCTATTATCAATCGTGCCCAAAAACTTCTTGGTGAAGTAACTGTTGTTGTTTGTAGCAACCTTGATAAAAAACATATGTTCGACCATCACGATCGTCTTGATATGGTTGTGCAAATGGTCAAAGACATGCCAAACGTTCGCGTGATGGGCCTCGGAGAAGGGCATTTAATTTCATCATTTATCAAAAGACACAAGTCCAAAACTATGATTCGTGGAGTGCGCAACGGTCTGGATTTGGAATATGAACGATCCGTCGAGCAGTTCGTTAAGGGGTATGGTATTGACGAAGTTTTGTATTTGTTAAACGAGCCTGAACTATCAATCATCAGTTCGTCACTAGCTCGAAACCATTTGTTGGCGATGAAGGATGATCGAAAGTTTGATATGTTAATTTATCGTCACCTACCCAGGTGTGTGGTGCAGTTAATCGCGCGATCACCATTCGCAGATGAGTTTTGTAATGCTGCCGATTTCAGTTAAATAAAAAGGGCGTTTAACGCCCTTTTTATTACATATAGTCATCATCAAATCGTTGTTTGTGTTGCATGTGTTGAAAACTATTAACAATTTCTTCGTCGACGACTGACTGGGCCCACATCATGAGTGTGTCAAACCTTTTTTCACTAATAACATCAAAAACAGTACCGTCTTTGTTAAGTTCGATGCCATGCGTTGATAAAACTTCTTCCGTGTCCATTTCCTTGACTTCATTCATAAGTCGTGTGACTTCGAACATTATGGAAGAATGGTAATGCTTGCTCATTTCTGTTGCTCCTTTGCGTTGTTAAAAATGTTGAATGCTTCTTTCTGGTCGCTTATCCATTTTTGGTCGTATATGTAACCAAATACTTGACCAAACGAATTGAGTGATGTGGTCATGCATACAGCAAGAATGCCTCCCAATATAGTCAAAACCAACAAGATGGTGTCCAAAACTAATTGAAAGGGGGATATAATCATTGCTGATATGTGTAGTTTTATGCTGGATGGGGTTTGATTGTCGAGAGAAAGTTGCCGGCGGGCAGCCAACAACACATATCTGTATCTGTGAAGCAGAATCAAAAACAGAAGCGTTGCGGCAGCGACTATCACCGAAGTTTATTTGAAATAATGCAAATAAGCTACAACACCACCCAACATACAGGCAGTACACAAAATATTAATAGCAACTATTTGCGCTACACGCTTGACGATGGTGTTGGCTTGATTCAAAATGAACGCATTTTGTGCAACAAAGGCAAATTTAATTGCTTCGTTCTGTGCTTCTGGTGTTACAATATCGTCACTAAAAGATTTCATAATTTTACCTACTAAATTCCCAAACGTCATTTTCTCGCGCATTTGGTCTATTTGCAAATGGTGAGGTAGCAGTTTTGTCTTTATTTATAATCGAAAACTGGTCAACGTACAAGTTGTACAGAAAAAGAATATCACTCTTCACGGAAGGATCAAACCCTTGCCGCGTAGGACGATTTGGGTCGGTATTAACGACCAAACTTTCGAGATATACCGCGACTTCAGGGTATCCCCAGATGTACTTTAGCTTTTCAACGATGTGTGCAAACCGCTCAATCGGAGCAGCCTCTGTCCCATCCGACTTAATTTCGGTGGTTTCTTGCACTTTGTAGTTTGAAAGTGTCCATTTTGGATCATCCGCTAATCCAAAATCAAAATCGTTAATCATGATTTTCCTTATACAGTCTTAATAAACGTTCTCAAAAAGTCAAAAGCCTCTTTGAGTTCGGCTTTATGCTCAATTGTTGCTGACAAATCATCAATCTTTTTCAAATCCAACAGATCGTTGGAAAGCTCTTCATATTCGTCAGGAGTAATTGTACCTGCTTTTAATTTATTTTGCAACTGTTCAGCATACACTGCTGTTTCAAAAACATCTTTGTTCTTGCTGTTGAGTAAATCTTGAATAGAAGTAAACATGTCAATTGGTCCTTTTCGTTAATACAGCTTCCATTGCGCGTTCTGCGCCCTGTTTAATGATTTCCGTTTTTGCCTTACAGTATTCATCTGACATACCTTTTTTGCTTCGTTCATCAAGCTCAACAGCTTGGTCGTGTAGAATGGTAGCAATTTTGTGTGATTCTTCGTTATACGGAATATGTTTTGTGTAGAGTTCCAAAAATTCAGTTTCGTTACGAAGTTGTTTAATGTATGAACCCACTGCATCTGTCCCACATTGTTCCTTTGCGTGCGTTGCAACCAAATCGACAACAACATACCGTTCGTACTCATTGGTATCTTTAACAGCACCAAATGGCGCACAACCAACAAGAACACCTGCTACAATAATGGCAATAATAGTACTTTTCATAAGTTCTCCTTTTCGTCTTCATCAGAACTCATAAACCAGTACTCTCCACCCGTACCCTCGAGCTCCATTTTGTCCCATTCCTCACATTGTTTGTGATAATCAATCATTGCATCTGTGCCAAATTCTTCGATTAAAATGCGATTAATCATAAACTTTTGTGGAAGTTTATTTAACGATGCTGTTGTCACTTCTTCATTAATAGACCTGTATTTACTACGAAGAGTACGGACGTCTATCATTGATAGAATATAACCACGTTGGGTAATGGTTCTGTACGAGACTTCATTTTCCATATTTTTTCAAAACCTCTTTTAACTCGGAGATGTATATTTTAGTACGCCTTTCGGATGAAGACAAGATGTCGAGATATTCTTTCTTTTTTTCCGCTGCTTCCACAAGTTTGGTTTCTACTTTAATGCGCTCATCATCTGTAAACCTGTATACGGGTAAATTGGCGATGTAATCAGTGTTAACAATTTCAACAGCCTCCAAAAACTCAATCAACTCCCCACGCGATTTCGTTTTCTTTGCAACCCCACCCACATTTGATGCGATTGCCTTAATAATATCACGATAACGTTGCATTTCTTCTTCAAGCAAACGCAGAAGCCGCTCGTAACGGTTAACATAATAACCAAGCCGCCACGAAGTAAAATTCTTGATAACATCAGGAAAGTTGGTATTTAAAATGGATGTGCCATCAAAATCCAACAAGTTCATGATTTCGGATTCGGTATTAGTCAAACCAAGCAATTTTAGCATGTCCTGTTCCGACATGTTATCAACGCTGCCTCGCCCCAACCGAACGACAATATTGATCGCATCTTTTGAGAAGTCGTCAAAGCTTGCAATATGGTATTGTTCTTCTAGTTTCGATAGATGATCGGTAAACTTGGAATGAGTTACACCGTATGGTAGTTTTGTGATACGAACACTTGAGCCATTAATACGTTCATAAGTACCATTAAAAACAAAACGCATGTTTCCTGATTTGGGATCTTCGTATTTGAGGTGTGACACCGAATTTGTAGGGTTAAAACGAGGTAATTTATCCTCAACAATCGCCTTTTCTCTTTTTTCCAAAAACTTGATTTGTTCTGTTACAATATCACCCAAATCCCGTGGCAAAATATTACACGAGAAACCACCTGCGATACCAAAAGTGGGGTTTAAAAGAGCAATTGGAATCAATGGCAAGAAATGTTTAGGTTCTTCTAACGTATCATCATAGTTGGATTGCATTGGAATGATTTCGATGTCTTTAAACACGACATCCTTCGTGAAATCGGAGACCTTAACGGAAGTATAACGTGACGCACCATAACTGTTTGGTAAAACCATTGTTCCAAATGCGCCAATGCCCGTAAATAATGGAATGTTGTTTCCAAAAGGTGCCGCTAACGTGTTAATTGCATCATCGGGTGATGCATGGGGGTGAATAGGCATCGTGGCACCTGCCAGGGTTGCCGTTTTATACTTTTCTCCGTTTCTACCCGTCCACAAAACCCGGCGGCCTGACGGTTTCAACCCATCGGTAATCGCCGGAATAGCTCGGGATGAAATGGTGTATAAAAAGAATTCTCTGCGTTGGTCTTCGATGTAATCGGACCCAACTGCCTTTACCGCTGCACTCATTCAGATTCCTTGTTCAATACTTCGTTTAAAATGTCCACAAAGTTTCGTGGTCTATAATCCGTATTTTCTACACACACGTTAATGTGTAGTGGATTGTTAGTCTTGTGCACATGAGTGTGACCATGAATATGGTAATAACCACTCGGAACGTTATTCCAAGGGTGATGACTGATAATAAAATTTTGTAAGGAAATTATACTATGCATTTCATCAAAATCCAACCGTCGAGGAACACGATGATCGAAATCATGATTCCCCATAATAAGAATCTTGTATCCGGGTAGATTGCGTAGAATATCATTCATAAACGTATCGCCCATGAATGTAACATCACCAACCCAAATAACAACATCATCTTCATTTTTAATTGTATCAAGATAGTTAGCAATCAACTTATCTTCCATATCCTGACAATCCACAAACGGACGATTGCAGTATTTGATAATGTTTTTGTGGTTAAAGTGTTGGTCCGACCAAAACCACAGCTTTTCCATTGGAACCGATCCGAGATCAAGTTGTTGGCTTTTTATTACAGGCTTAAATTCCGCCCACGGTTTAATGTGTTTAACTCTTGGACCCCACTCGGGATCCACGTAAGAAAGCTCGTCAATTAATAGTTGGTGTAGATTCATGTTTTGTATCCATTTTGGTGGCAAGTTCGTTGAGGATTTCATCAACAGCCAGAGACAATGCGCCGACGTGAGCCATCAATAAGTTGAGATTGAGAGGGTTACCCTTAATTGTTGTAAATGATGCACTAATACTTTTTGCCATATCACGAAATCGTGCGGCTTTCTCATCAGGCGTAAGTTCTTTTTCTGTTGTCATGGAATTACTCGCTTGTAGATAACTATTGCAACTAGACCAAATGCCACAGCACAGATACTAGCAGGTGAGATTATACTCGCATTATTTGCGTACCAGTTATATGCTGCAATCGTTACAAATATTGCAGGAATAACAGCAAGTTGTCCTGCAAATTTTATTTTTTCCTTGGTGGCTATTTTTTCTTTGGGTCCCCAATACATATTTACTCTCCCGTTTTGTGACGTTCCCGCCAAGTGCCAATAAATCCAAGATTTTTGCCACACTGGCTACAAACTGCATCACAAGCTCTCGTTTCGTGCACGTTATTGTGTTTGCATCGCGCTTGTTTAAACCACTGCTTTAGGGATCCAATTAGCACAACAAGAATAATTAAACCAATCACCAACAAACTAATAACATCACCAAACGTCCACACAAAAACAAAATGCATGATTATTCCCTTGCTGTATTAATTGATTTCAGTTTTGGATCAAGTTTCCATGAAGAACAACCCGCATCCAGGAAAACGGCTTTTGAGCCGTCGGTGCAGTAACAAAGACTTGTTCGTGGATGACAAGCTCTAAAGTTTTCGCAAACCAAACAACTTTTTTTGGCAGTTTGGTTTCTTATGTTTTGTTCAACATCTTTTGAGTCATTCGTAAACCTTCCATTGGGAATGAGCGGCATTATTGGTCCACCTTTTTCTCGATTGTAATCGTGAAGCATGTTTTTTCTTTAATACCCTTATACCAAAGGGCAAGCACGCTCGGTTCGTGTTGCTTGCAATCTTCTGTTGTTTTGTCTCGGTTCACATAATCCCGAATGATCGGTACAAATTTCTCTTTGCACACGATGAAGAACGCAGTGCCACCAATGAGACAAATTGCCCCAATGAAAAGTCCAGCGGGTTCGTTGGGGCGAATCCAATCGTGTAGTGTAATAGATGCAGCTACCCACGCCATAAAATCACCAACAAATAATGACACAACTGCAAGCGCAATCAAGATAAGTAAAACATTTTTAACGCCAACCATTACAGCCCTGGCGTAAGAACAAACGTCTGTTTTTATATCTTCAAATTTATTCCAATCATCGATAGGACCATAATATGAAGCCAGGCGCCAGCTTAATGAGTCTCGTTTCATTGTTGTTTCTCCTGTTTTTCAATCGTTCCATTTACTAGTAAAAACCCAAGCTTGTTCAACTGCTGACACAATGCGGCTCGTTCAGTATCTCGTGAAGTTACTGCTCTCGTCATCATGGCAAGGCGTTCTGACAATAACCGATTTTCCAACTTCAACTCTGCCAATTGTTTGTACACAACATTTTCATTTTCCACAACAATCCCCTTGGTTTTTATAAAGGACTGCTTGTGGGGGGTACGTCATGCCTTCATCAGCGCGCAGTATTACATACTTACCTTCAACATTATACACAACATACATATAGTGTTCGTCCGAGCGTGTTTTTCCGTGCCGTTCGTTGTAACCTTCGGGTTGAAATTTGACGAATGTCCCCACAACGGAAATGTTTTCGGGGTGGTAGGGTGTGTAGGATATTTTCCACCCAAGTCCCATTATGGTGGTTATTATAACGGTTGAAACGATCGCCGTGGTTGAACTACAATTTTTATTGAGATAATCCAAAATTACAAACACCAAAGCAACAATTGCCATGGCGAGAAACACGTAAAATATGGTATGATCGTTGGATGTATCCACCACAGGTTGAAAAGTATAATGCATTGTATTTACTCACATGGTTGTTAAGATAGAATCATTATACCCAATATAAACAAAATGTCAACAATCGTGAATGATAATCTCTGGAACTAATATAACCGATGCTATTAACTTGTAGTGTTTTTTCCAATGCTCGAGTCCATGGTCTCGTATTGCATGATATCGGTCAGATTTTGGGTCGAGCATGATGTGCATCTTATGCTCACCCTTCCTCAATACATAATCAAGAACGATATCGTAGTTTGTATTGCCGCCATCAGTATGCCAACCATTTTCGCCCATAATGTATACCTCACCCTTGTGACATGATGTTAAATGGACCACAAACGCCAGCACTGAATTCCTCTGCACCTTCGAGGGCGGTCAGGACAATTTCTTTAGGTGAAAGATGGGCTTGTTTGTGTAAACCATGCATAACACCCAGAGCCAAATCCTTCCCACATCCCACAGCATCGTACGGAACACGATTCCATCCCAGCTGAAAATCACTCTCTACAACAAAAATACGACCTCTTGTTGCCACAAGAAATGTGCCACACGATTCTTCACCATTGTCGGTTTTCAAAATACCATTATCTTTAAAGACAGCACGTACTTCATCAATAAACGTTGTGCTCATATGTCGTTCGATATCGTCATCAGGACATGACGAAGGTTTTAGTTTGTAATGAAGTAACTGCCCCATCCTAAAACTGGATGTAAACCCAATCATGTAGTCACCATTAATGAATACTTTGGGGTCACCACGAGCTGATATCGAATACCCGGCGACGCCGGCACTATCCCCACCCATCCAAACCTTACCATCTCTTTCATATGCTACAATACACGTCATATTTAAATTCCTTCTGTTTGTATTCTTATGTCACCAAAATCTCTTTTACACTTTTCCGCAAGAAGTTTTAACGCTTCTTCACAGGAACGTTCATTTGCAATAACTATTACTTCACTTTCTTCTGTTATATCAGATTTTGGACAACCGTACATAACAATGTCCCCACCTAATGATTCCATCGAAACGACAATGTCATTCTTTACAAAGTACTCACAATCATCAGGATATACGTTCGTGATATGGGTTTCATCCATATAACCGTATGGAAGTCTATAAATTCTAACTGGTAGGCTGCACTTCATTATTAATTCACCAACGGCGATCAAATCAATCAACCGTGACTTGTGTTCGATGAGTATTTGTGAAATAAACTGTATCGGTTTCATATATTTCATGGAGATATCGAGCGGCAAAGTACTTATAGCACTCCATCGCCACTTGATTCATCCAAAGCACAGGTGTGCTATCAGGAATATTATGCTTTTCCATGAACGAACAAGTTGTATTTCGAAGCTGACATTCGCCAATCATACCATCCTTTTCAAATTGCTCATAATCGTTGATGATTGTGATCTTGGTTTGATCTAATAGCGTACTAACGTATTCAGCAACAATGTTCATTTCATTTCTCCAAAATCTATTATGGGCATATTAATAATTGTCTAACAGATTTGATTATTTGGCAAGGTTACATCAAAACACGATTCCCATTTTTTCTAACCGTGACGTCTCTGTGTCAACCACTGCTCCACCGCTGTTATAACTTCAGCAATATTAATGCCTCTTTGTCCCATACCATTACCGTATCGTGACCAGTCTATACTTTGTATAGCTTTCAGTACGCGATTCTTATCTTTAGTAATCGTGATAAACAACCACCCCCCTGTAGTTAGTTTTTTCCATCCAGTCGTAGCAATTGTTCCAGCACTCGCCCCGGTTCGCCGAATTGCAATATCAGGAGTTGATAACAACGCTCTCCCTTTGTTTTGGGCAATAACAAAATACTGCGACGATGTCACTCTGGTGAGGATTTTTCGCTGATTGTTCTGTTGTCTCACCCATATTTGAGCAACAGACGGCACGTCCCACACTTTGTTGTTATTATCAGGCAGATAAAATGAATTCGGAGGGATGTCTTTTTGCGCTAGTAAGACAAAAGAGTTGTTCAACCGGCGTGTGATACCATTATTTTGTTTACCCCATGTTTTGGGAACTACTATTGATAAAATATCAGCAAACTGGGCCGCGTGATTGAAAAACTTGACGGCCATATTCGAATTGGTTCCATAAGGCACATTCATCAACATCAACAAGTCAGGCTCATGCTCTTGATTGTGTGCCATGAAATCCCGTTGCTTAACATCAATTCCGTGTTGGTTGGGTTCTGGATTTAGATCGAACGCGGCTGCACCCGGAAAATGACAAGTCATTTCGCCACTCCCTGCACACGGGTCTTCGACACGATTGTAGATTATGTTTTTGTTTTTCAGTGTATGTTTAATCCACGATGATAATTCGGCTGATATATTACTTAACATAAAATATCGATCGTCACGTGCACCCGTACTTTTTCTAAATGGCACGGCACGGGTAATTTCACTCGATTTCATTTATAGCACTCCGATTGAATAGAGCGTGATATTATACCCACATTAATTCAAATGTCAACAATCATCACATTTCTGAAACAAATCCACACTCTTCTATCATTTTAACTGTAAACTCGCACACACGCCTACCCCACATCACAAACGTTTCGATATCGTTTCGGTCCAAATATTCTTGCATATCCTTCCGTTTGTAAATATATAACACCTCTGATGTAGCATTTCCGTGGATGATATAGGTACTCGTTTTTTGGGGATTATACAACCATCCATTTCTGCCGACTTCAACATAAAACTTCCCGTCTTTGAAATTTCCTTTTAGATCTGCGGTGAATAAACTAGATGGAGTGTGTATAGTAACATCACACCCAGCTATCTGCATTTTCTTATCACTTTGGTGACGGCTGACTCGCCATCCCTTACGTTCTATCAGTGATATTGCATGTTCTTCGAATGCATCACCCTTTATACCTGATTCTCCAAACGCTTGTGCTGGAGTTTCGGTCCATTCGTTTGTTAGTCGTCTACTCATTATTCTACCCCAAAATGTTTCTTAATATCAGCAATATGTGTCATCGTTCGGCGATATTGTGGTGTGTCATGCCCATCACGAGTTATGCCCGATTGAATAACCTTAATACACTCCTCGATTACTAAAGTAGCAACTCGTTCTTCCCATTCCCAAGCCACTGGTGTGCCCTGTGCATTATCTTCGCACCAAACTGTTGCTGCTGTTAATATTTCACGAATTCTATTATTCATATTCTCTCTTCATTATGATTCTTAACCGATATCAATGTTTTCCATCCCCCGCATTATGTTTTGGGCAAACCATCATAGACCCTAACATAAACAGGATGAAACTTGTCTTGTAGTTTTCTGTGGGGAATGCGATAAACTACGTAGTACACCATCTTGCACAATTCAGCCCCCCAACTAACATAAATGAGTAGGTAGAAACCACAAATCATCAACCACATTCCAAGTGTTTCTAAAAAGCTTTTCAGTATTTTGATCATTCTTCAACCTTTCCTTTCTTATCATTACTCATTAACCACTCTTTTCGTGGTTCTGAATCAGGACCAAATAAAAGATGTAAAGTCTCTTTCATCTTACCGTCGCCCGTTATGGGAAGAAGAAACTTATCGTCACTGATAATCATTTCCCAGTCCTCTTTTTCCATTGAGCCGAGTCCCTTATAGTATGAAATTGTATAACCAGCAACCCTGTCTTTATTTTTTTCGTATTCAACACGGTTTGCAAAATGAATACGTTTTTTACCCTTAACAGCAGCAACGTTAGGAGCTAGTAGTCTGTAAAAATACGGCTTTTCTTTTGGATTAAAAAGCTCGGGCCAGAACTGATAAAACAGGCTAATTAAAGTAGCCATGATGTCTGAACCATCCGGATCGCTGTCAGTTGCAATAACAACACGACCAAACCGTAACTCACCCCTATGTGCTTTTTGTCCTGGTATAAGACCTATACTTGCTAGCAAATCAGTTAACTTGCCCATTGCCAATACTTGAGCTACGGTGGAACCGTATACGTTGTTGATCTTACCACCTAGCGGAAACGATCCGACGAGATTGGGGTCACGAACCTCAACCAAACTCGATGCAGCTGACAAACCTTCCGTGATAAACAGTGTGCACTTGTGTCGTTCTTTACTGACGGCGTCCAAAAGTCCAGGAACCTTCTTCTTCAATGACTTCTTGTGGTCTTTAACGGCTTTGTCGTTAGCATCAGCGTGATAGCGCTTGTATGCACGAGCCAAAACTTCATCCAACCACGTTTTGTTCTTACGAGCAAAAGCTGTCCAGTTTGATGATACAATATCAACCATTTCTTTGCGCATGCTTGGTCCAGTTAAACGTGTTTTTGCTTGGGAATCATACGTAGCATTATTCAACTTCATAATACCAAACACTAACAAATTTTGGCGGACATCATTCTTCGATACTTCACACTTTTGTTTCTTTGCTTCTTTTGCGTGATGAGCAATTACTTGGTCATAAAAGGCATTGGTAAACTGTGTATTACAGATACCACCATCAAACAACAATGAGCTGTTTACCCACGTAAACACAGCCTCGTCCACTCCTTCGTAAGCATCAAACACAACATAGAACTCCATGTTTTCTGCCACAAATTTAAAGTAATTTGTTGAAATGTTCTTGACGATGTCCTCAAAACCCTTCTTGTATTTGTGTTTAACACCGTTGTAATATACAGCAAGGTCAGGATTGTTAAATGCTAACTCAACCGCACGATTGCTCATCAACTCATCAGGTAAGGACACATCTTTGAACACGGTATTGTCTAATTGAAACGATACTTTTGTGCCAGTTTCGGTGGATTTTCTTGATGTAATGCTTGGGGATAGGATTTTACTAGCCCCATCTTCAAACACCTGGATATATTGTTTGTTGTCACGATGAATTTCGACTTTAAATTCTGTGCTTGTTGCAACAACACAGGAACTCCCCACTCCGTTAACACCAATAACACCTACCTGTTTTTCGTCATCATTAAAGTTACGACCGGATCGAAGTGAACCAAATACAACTTCGGGCGTGTACTTACCCGTTTCGTGTTTATCAATAGGCACACCTCGACCGTTATCAGCAATTGAGTACATACCCATGCTTGGTGTTGCCTCGATCACCAATCGTTTATCAATAGTATCAATTTGAGCGAATTCGTCAATTGTGTTGTCAATAATTTCACCAACCGCCTTATACACAGCAGGAATAAAATCATATGTTTTGATTGAGAAGTTTCCACCAACAAACAATGGAACATTATACGAAGTTGTATTCATGTTACCCAAGTAAATTGCGGTCCGTTTACGAATATGCTCGTGGTCGGTTAGAACTTTGATATCACTACTTGTATATTCTTTTTTGCGCGAAGCTGCCATTATTGTCCTTTATTTTTCGTTGCTTTTTTACGTTTTTCACTTCGTTCGCACCACACCTTGACTTTCATCTGTGCTTCTAGTCCCGAACAGGTATTATCCTTTATAGATTTCATCACATAAAGCTTGCCGTATTTTTTGACCGCCTCATCGACATCCTTACAGTTGCCAATGTCGGGAAGGCTTACACTCCAACCCAACTCCAAACCCTTTAGTGCTAATACATCACCATCACCTTTTCGGTCTGGAATAACAACTTTCAACCGTCGAGATCTGTTGATAATTTTACCCTGTGCTTCTGACAACTCGTTACCCAATACAGCAATTCCGTCAATAGCATATGCGTCAAAAAATCCTTCCACTATATATAACGGCAAATCTGTGTGTTGTTGAAGTTGGTCATACCCAAACAAAACGTTATCCTTTGTTGATGTTGCCACGTTCAGGTATTTGTTACTCTTGTTTCCTGTTAAATCTCTGCCTTGGTAAAAAATCAACTTTCCGTCTTTGTAAATGGGAATGATTAATCTGCCCTTCCACGACTTCTCCTGTGGTAAGGTGCCGCCTTTAGACAAATAAAACGGATAGTCTCCAACCTTCATACCCCGTTCGTGTATCAAATAGTCTTCCGCAATTATTGACCATGGATCCTTGCTATTTGCTTCAAGTTTGTAGAAATGATCTGGTAAAGTTAGTACTTCTGGATCGAGTTTGATATCGATGCGCATAGGTGCTTTGGACTTGTTTCCACGCTTTTCTAACGCCTTAAATTTGATAATATCAAGGTATTCTGGAGGTATTCCATAAGCTGTCAGCACTTTTGTCATGTCATCAGACAAAAAACACACATCGTCATCAAATGTGGCTTTTGCCCCACAATTGAAGCAGTGATATGCAGTTTTACTATTTTCAAACTTCCATGCACCACGTTTCTTGTATTTGTGGTCATTACATACCTGACATGTAATAGCATACCATCCCTTTGCCGTTGTATTTGCGGGTAGTGGTACGTACTGTCTAATGATTTGTTCTAATTTGATTTCGTCCATCTAAACGATTATACAGAATTGTGAATAAAACACAACACAATAAGAAAAGGAGTCGAAAGTTTCGACTCCTTTTCTTAAAAATATTACTACTTATTCATGTGGTAGTGTCTGAGATGAGCTTCTTTCTGTCTCGCTGTACTAAATGCGGATATGCGTTTCAAATACCCAATCACTCTTGTAGCCCAATCAACATCACCGCTACCACAACTCGAACACGTTTGCAAGGTTTTCTTGTCAATGTGGGCACAAGCATTGCATATGGTTATCTTAACATTAATGCAAAAATAATTACATCCTGTGTGGGCAGCAACGTTGAATAATTTTAAAAACCCCTCTTTCGTGGTACTTTGTTCCAAATTTAAGTGGAGTGCTGATCCACCATCGAGGTATTGGATGATTTCATGTCCGTGTAGTATAAATTTATCCAATATGTTTATCTGATCATCTTCAACAACGTAAAAATACGAGTTGTAGCAATCCCGCGGAACAAAAAATCCATCTTCACGGTCCCACTTTGCATTTTTTGCACCCAAATTTTCAGCAGGAACGAATTCGGTGTTAAACATATACCCATATTTTATTTTAGCTTCTTTGTTTTTATCGAAAATGATTTTGAGGTGTTCCGACACAAATTTTTTATATTCATCATTGTTTCCGACATCAATTCCGGAAAATTCTGCAGCTTCAACCATACCATTAACACCAATTGTTAGAAATTGCTTGTCGAGAGTGATGAATCCAGCATCATACACAGGCAACATCCCCGATTCTTTGTATTCGTCCATTAATTTTCTATACGCTACTTGATATTTTTGAACCTTTTCAATCTCTTCAGCTAAATTTTTCTTACTCTGAATCAACCTATTCATATTAATTGTGATAACATTAATCGACCCTGTTGATACCCCGCCAGCACCTAGCGAATAACTGAATGTGTTGTCTGTTATTTCGTTGCGCAGTCTACAACAACTTGCTAAACTATCAGGCGATTCACTCATGTAGATAAAGAAACTGTTACCTTTCTCCAACTGGGCCGCACACATACTTGCATATTCTGCATCCACAGGCCCTACCTTATCAACCAACATAGCCGCAGTGACGACAGGGAAGGTTAGAATCGCTTTCTCCCGTTCTTTGTTGAACCATGTGAGAAAATATTCTTGTAATGTTTTCAAGGAGCCCCAGCTTGGTGATGTGAAATCAGGAAAAACGAACGTCCCAAACATACTTTCGAAATATGGTTTGTCGTACAAAGATATATTCCAAAATACCGACTGATATCCACGAGCAGCAGCCGGTTGATTGATAGCATACACGACGTGTTGAAGATGGTTTGCGATATCAGTGGAATGTGTAGATAAGTAGTCGTCGCCATACTCCTTACGAGCAAAATAATCGAAATACATCAGAAATTCGACAGATGCTACAGCTCCTGCAAATTGTGAGGAGATTGCAAATATTAAATTGATAAAAGATCCACAGAAACTGGCGAGATGTTGAGGAGCTTTTGATTCGCCACCCAGTTGCGTCAATCCATTCAGCAAAAATGGGTACATGGAGATACTCACGCAGTATGGTTTGAGGCTAGTTTCATCATGGACGTAAATTTCGTGATGCTTGATTTGTCTATTGTATTCTTGCGCCAAATCGTCACCAAACAACTCACCAATCTTATTCGTTATCATAGCTCTGTTGATTTGTATGTTGATGTCTTTGTTGATTTCTGCTTCCATTGTTGCAATGTTCTTGTGGGTAACATTCGCATTCGCATCCAATTTGGATCCATCTGCCGCATTTTTAGCTTTCTTGTAATCTGTAATAAATTTTATTTTTTTATGTACTTGTACATCAGTTAGTTGTGTTAGCATATTGTTTCTCCATTATTATCTAAACCATTCGTTCAAAACTTTACCTGTCACTACGTCGATGAACCGTTGGTTCGTCGTTGGTGAGTTTAATCCGCCCAAACTGCTAATATATTTTCCTGTTTTTAAATATGTTAATTGTTCCCGTATGCCTGTGGATACCGTATCCATTCCGGTATATAACGCTGTTTTTAGGCCATTATTTCTGCACAAACACAAAAAATTAATTAACTCCTTTTCATGCCACTCACCACCCATAAAAACAACGCATGATATCATCGGTTTGTATTTGTTGATGGTGTTTAATATTGTAGCCTCCGTCAAAAGCGTACCAACACTCTCTTTCCAAGTGTCGGGGCTATGACACCCATCGCACCTAATATTACACCCTGTAATGGTAATGGCTAAGGATATTTCGTTTGGAATTTCCTGCAAAACGATCTGTATGTCTTTATATCTCATTAAATATTCAAGCTAGTTAGTAAAGTATGGATATTTATAAGCCCGACATCGATACCCAAATAGGTGTTGTTTTCAAACGATAAATTTTTAAAAAGATAACGGTTCCGTTATCTAATTTTATATATAAGATGATGTAACTTTGGGGTTTGGTTTTTGTGATGGTTGGGTTACAGCTTGCTCAACACCACCCTCAACGTCATCGGTTACTTTCCCAACTTTTTTGCTGGTTTTGGGTTTGGTTTGAATCGTCGATGTTTTTGTTAGATCCTTAAACATCTTGTTTAACCGCTTACGAACATCATCTGTATCTAACCATAGGTCCTCACCTTTCGTAATACGCTCAATTTCTTCGTGTGTCAAAAATGGATAACACAATTTTTTCATTAGTTTGTTAAACCATTTCTTTGTAGCTAGTAATTCGGCCTCTTGTTCATTGCCTTTACCATACATGCCGCTTGAATATGTGTGAAACATCATTTGACAGTCTTCATGAACTTGGAATTCGTCACCAGCAAGAAAAAGAAGTGTGCCTAGCGAATGTGCGGTTGATTCTAACACAGTAACTACGTGGGCTTGTGAACTACGAATGGCATTGATGATTTGCACACCTGTATCTAATCTACCGCCTGGGGTATTAAGATGAATATAGATAACATCTTGTGGATTTGCTACTTTAATTCGGTGAATCATATCAACGTATTCGCCTGGTTCTCCCACAGGATCGCTTATGTAAAACGATATGTGTTTTGAAGGAATTGACATTTCGTACATCGAATATGGAAGCTGTTTGAACTCATCCTTACGTGTACTCGTTTTTTTATTATGGGACATATAGATTCCTTCTGTTATGGTTATAATTATGTTCTAACTACAAACGTATTTATTATACCAAACTTTTTTGAAGACCTCAATGAAAAAGGCTCCCGAAGGAGCCTTTTAACCGTTTTGTTACAACGTGGTCAACGTCGGATTAGGCTGCAAGAGCCATATCGAAATGCGAGTCATTTGCATTTATAGTTTTTGCTAGATTAACGTGATTCGCCTCACGAGTCTCTTGTTGTCATAATTCCCGTCAATCGATACCGTGGCATCCCCAGTGTCATTCAACATAAATAGATGTGGAATGGGTGCATATTATGGGTGGAGATGGAGGGAGTCGAACCCTCTTCTTGCCCAGCTTTGCTACAACCGTCATCAACTGGATATATTTATACATGAAGAATCGAAAAAAATCAACAATTTCCCTTACGTGCACAAAGTGTGGGGATCCCTTTGAACGAACCGTGTCCGATCACCAACGCCGTTTGAATAAGTTGCCAGATAGTACGAACTTCTTTTGTGGGAGAAGTTGTAGTTCAAGTTACCGTAACAGTCATCGTGCTAATAATGGTAACCATTTAAAGGAATATCGGTTTGTGGTGGGTGATACCGCACGAATGGTATACGATCGGAATTTTACGTGGTATATTCATCGGCTCACTACAGATCGCAGACGTGGTTTAAAATATAGCGGCGATCGGTTAGAGTTGCAGAGCATGCTAATGGATCAGTGGAAAATACAACAGGGGCGATGTGCCATTACTGGTGTACACTTACAATTACGAATTGGCGCATCTGGTCAGTGTGACACAGATAATGTGTTCCAGATTGCCTCGGTCGATCGTATTAACAATGAATTGTCGTACACAAAAGGAAACGTACAGTGGGTTTCAATGGCGATTAATCGAGCCAGAGGGAACACAGATTTGTCTTTATTTAAGGAGCACTTATCCAACCTCGTGCAGACTATAGAGACAATTAATCAAGAACAATACAAAAAATAAATCTTTTATTTTAAGGTTTACAACCATTAAAACTATTTATTTAAAATAGTACACTAAAAGACATTTTAGCCAAGAGCGGCGCGTCTCGTTCTGATGGGTCACGGCCTTGTCTGGTCAAGAACAAGCAAAAAATCCAGTTAACTAACTAAAACGTCTTTCAGTGTACTATAAATTTGAAAATGCAGTCAAAGGCTCTATTCACTTTAAACGGTCTTCTGTGGCCGTACCGTAATAATGCAATCCGGCATTGCATCATCCGACTGCATTTTCAAATATTCGAACGAATGTTTGAAAATTGTTTCAATTTTCCATTAATTGTATACTAATCTAATTATTTTAGCAACAATATTTATCAACAAAAATCTTATTTTTGTGTGTTCCTACCCAACAGTCTCGAAGATATTGTAGTTATTTTCTGACCCGCATAGACGGAACCGTTTTTAAAACATACTTGACACCATTAAACACAATCGGCTCGCCCATTATTCGATGTTTGTTTACGTTTATTCCAGCATCAACCATACGCCGGAATAAGTCTGATTGTAATGCTTTCATTGTTTTGATTCGAAAAACTTATGATTAAACCATCGTTTTGCTGTGGCCGACCTACTAATCCACATTAGTGCAGAACCTGCCAATAACATCATATTGAAATATGGTATAGCGGAAAGTAATAGTACTGTAAGGAAAAAATCTAGCGTCAAATATCCATCCAGATCTCGTTGAATCAACGAGATTCCTACAAAGGTTAGCACAGCAGACACCACCCACAATACCCAAATCATTTTATTTCTCCTACCTTATGAAAGGTGATTCCTAAAAACTTTTCTGCAAATCGTTCCATCAAAATAAGTGGATACATATTCGCGATTATAAAATATGCCCACACTTTATAAACTGTCGGGTGCCAACCGTACATATCACTCCCTCCTCAACCAACGACTAATGATTGTTTTAACCCACCCATGTCTCATGTTCTTAAACCAATTAGTCATTGGGAGAACGCCCCAAATCCACCAAACCAACACAATAAGGTTTATTACGGGGGTGCATGTAAAAAATATGAGCAACCACGCGAATGCACTTCTGTAATTGGGACCAAACTCATTTTCGTATGTTCTCGTAACATCTTGGTATGCAAACATACATACGAGGGCAATGGCTACCCCAAAACACAGCCACAAATACGTATTAATAATAGTATCAATCATCGGTAGTAATCCCCCTCATTTCATTCTCCTATTATTCTTTCGTTAAATAAGTGTTCTGTGCTGCGGATAATCTGTCCACTCGGAATATTGCTCTGTAAACCACACGATATCGCCTTCGAATATGTTGCCGACCGGGTTTTCTGTATCAGTTAAAAGAAAACGCCCATCTTCGTATGTACCAGCACAAGCAGGCATGTTTCTACCTATTGCTAAAATATGCCTGTAATTATTTCCTGTCTCCTGCGCAAAGACGCTTGTTGGTCTCCACCGCAACATAACTAGTCGCTGCATTTCCAACTTCCTGTCTTTGGTTACAAGGGTTGCTTATGCAAAACACGGGCAGTTGTGTTGTTCGGGGATATCGTATGGACAAGATCCGCCGGGTTTTACCTTCTTCGCAACACAACCAGGCTTGCATGTTTCGGTATCAGCTCTGAATTTTTTACACTGTCTGTTTGTTGTTTCTTCAATAACTTTGATGTCATTAAGTTTCATGTCGTAGTCCTCATTGTTGGTAGTTGGTTTGGGTAACCAACCATCTGTATATTTATATCTAGCTGTTAACCGCCGTAATAATCTACTCCCATCATCTTGACAACTTCCTCATGAATCCAGTTGAGGGCCATATCTTTATTCGTAAAATTTTTAACAACAGGTTTATTACTGTCGATATAAAGAGATGCGACAACTTGACTACAATCTCCTTCAACACAAAATGGATATGCTGCTTCTTTGCCCGCGACGATAAATCGATTCATTATTTGGTCCTTTTGTAGGTTAAAAAATATAGATTATCTGTTTGTGTACCACTGTCAATAGTAAAAAAATGATTGAGATATTTCAACTCGAAATATCTATCGCAATCATATGAATTTTTTACTACAGTCATGTATATAGTATTAGTCAGTGGCAATGCCTCAACAAATAATTTTTCCCCACCTATAACAAAGATTGTCTTGTCGTCGTCTTTGTGATTATCACGGACTGCCCTCAAGTTCGGCACAACAGTAGCACCAACAACTTCAAGTTCCTTATTACGAGACACGACATAACAAACCCTGCCAGGTAATATGGAATCTATTTCTTCTTTGGTCTTCTTTTTGAGCATCATATCAAGGATTTCTTCGTATGTTTTACGACCCATCACACATACTGAATTCTTTGTCGTTTTTTGGAAATGTTTGAAGTCATCTTTAGCGAATGCTTCATCTTTCCATGGAATCGCACCTTTGTTCCCAAATCCGCCTGTTTGCTCAACGGCGACAATGATATTCAGTGGTTTATATTCTGTATTAACCATATACACGATCCCTTTGTTCTGTTTTATGAAAAGTTTGGTGATTTGCGAATACTAATACTGCGCCGATTAAACAATCGGCGAACAACATATCCCTTTATAAACATAGCTACGGTAAACCAAATCCCGATTTGGATGTTTTGATGCAAAGATACCTGAATACCATACAGCGGAAAAATAACAATTTGCAACAACAGACTCAAAAAATAACCAGATACCACTTGAATAGCGGTTTCTATAAAACTATGACGTTTTGTTTGCATTATTTTTTACCACCCTTATTATTTGCCCAATCCAAATCGAGGTCTTCACTATATTCCTCTACAATTTTGATCTCTTTTACCGTATCTTTAAGAGGTGGAAAGTGGTCGATATCAATATCACCGATATCATAACTCAAAGTAATATGGGTTTCATATTTGTCAAAATCATACGTCGCCCCATATTCTTCCATAAGAAGTTCATGGCGTGCCACAAGTTTGGGGCAGTCAATTTTAACAACTAGACACCGCTTTGGTTTCTCATTGGGATCTTCTGGTTTTGTATCCCAGACAACGAACTCACCAGGGGTAGCAATCCACGGCGGATCTATTTTACCCTGTGCTTTGTAATCAGGTAGATATTTTCTACTATACAATAATGTGGTGTGAAGTTTATCCGCCCTAATGGCGTTTGGTACTTCATTTTCTTTCATGTATGCATGAATAGCCTTTTTGGTTTCGGTATCAAAACGAACACCAGCATATGTGCCCCGAGATTTTGCAATTTCAGTTAGTTTCATTTATTTAATCAGCTCCATTATTGTTTTGGTGACATCATCAATTGAGTTTCTCATATTTAGCGCTGCTTTGATTTGAACGGCGACTTCGTTATACATCGAACTACGAATGTCATCACGAACATCATCATCCAGTTCATCCCAAATGGCATCATATCCACTTCTATCACCAAGGTCGTCTAAAATTGCTTTCGTTGCCTTTTTTGCTAAGGCGTCTACAACAAGATTGTAAACATGTTGTTCATTAAACACTAATTTGTCACCCATTTTTATCTCCATAAATATTAAACATTATCACACTACACTCACTTATGAAACCAGCTCTTATAGCAGATTATGAACAACAGCGCGTCATAATCAAAGGCATAACACAACAGCTTGCTGTTAAAGCAACCAATGCTAAACACTTAGCGCTGCTCGAAACAGCAAAATTGGTTGTTCTTGAAGATATTGTTGGGGATAAACAATTTTCGCTACTGCTAGCAATGTCAATCCCCGAATCGTGTCAATATCTTGCCCCACAAGAAATCGAAGTTAATATGTGCGATGAAATCACAATGGTTAGAACGATGCAGCTGTTAAGAACAAAATACTATGTTGCGGGCGTTCGTTCAAAACCGAAACCTTATTCCAAATCCACATGAAACTCTTCGACAAGAGCTTGAAGATTAAGTCTTTCCTCTTCCAGCTTTGCTCGTTGAATATCTATGTGTTGAGCAAGTCTGGCATGCGTTACCTTTTTACAATAACTGGCGTCACATTCTCTTGTAGCTTTGCCATTTACACGTTTGCCAACGTTGTTAGCAATCTGTACATACCCCAACAAATCACTCGCGTTATCACGGAATGTAATACTTACCACCACATGATAACCACTATGGTATGCGGTAATAACTTCACCAATTTTAAATTGACCTGTTGATAGTTCCATCACAACACCTCATAAACTGTGTTTACGGCGGGAGTCATTACCCCTTGCTTGTAGTGTTCCGCAAATACTCGCTCATCATAATACATTACGCGCCATTCGGGAAGTTCTTGTTTAATTGCTTTCGCGATGTTTAAACCTTGCTCGCTAAATTGTTGAACGTCGAACAAGTCCCCATATCCATCTTCGCCCAAATACGAATCGTTAGTTTCGTAGTACCGAACCCAATCACTTATGGTCATTTTGAGGGTATCGCTAACAGGCAAATCATCAATGCTCATCATAATTCCGTTAGATTCCCATACTCCCGATGAACAATAATCAGCCATTAGTTTAACGTACTTTTCCATTCATTTATTCCTTTTTTACACATTGAGCGCAAGTGCTGTTGCGTGCATTGCATTGCAACTTCCCCGTAGATGTTTTTTTACTATAGGTGTTGTTGATCCAGTTTGCCATCTGTTCGCACCGAGATTTTGTTTCGAAATCTGTGAATGTTACGATGGTTGGATCAGGTGATCCGTGTGCAAAAAGCGTTGTTGTTACTATAAGTAACCAGTTCATGGATTTGTCTCCTCTCCAAACGTTAATTTCCGCATAATCTTTCCTTTTGGAAGTCCTGATTCTGCAAGTTCGCATGCAACGTCATAATCTGTATCACTAACGATGATCATATCAATCGCATACCAACAATCATAAACATCAATTGTTTTTGTTACAGCAACAGCCAACGACTCTGGAACAATCAATATTTTCTTGTCAATCATTTTCTTTTTCCATAAGTTTTGCTGCCTGCTGTAAAGCTGCGTAATATGCATCAATCATGCCACTTCCATTTTCGTCGTAATATGCAATATACATTGCACCAAGCATCTTGGCGGTTAGTTTTTGGGGTACAGCACACCACCCATCGGGGGTAGATTGTTGTTTGCGTAAATGCTCTTCTGCTTCACGCAATTTATCCACAATGTTTATATAATCCCTGTATTTTACCCAATGTCCATCCTCTGTGCCCTTCTCGACTAAAATGTAGGTACCATTATAAAATTGATAATTATTCATACATTCTTCCTTATTCAACCAAAGCCCAAGCATCCATCAGGCTAATAATACCAGCGCCATCTTTGCGAGCTTTTTGCAGTTTGCCACTATTTTCATTAGGATCTTTCGCAATAACACAAGTGACTTTTTTGCTGTACGAATTAGCAATTTCGCCACCTTTAGCAATCAATTCCTCTTCAAGCTTCTTGTCACGAACGCCCGTAAACACATAGACTTGACCTGTCAGCTCACCTTCAACAATCTCCTGTTTGGTGTAAGGTGCTACCGTGACATATTCAATGATATCAACATAAAACTGATTCCATTCTTCTTTACCGTCAATAATACGTGTAGCAGTTTTAACATCAAATCCTTCAACCGCACAAATAGCAGCCATGTCAGTAAATTTGGTCAAATCCCCTTCCACAGCCTCATACAGTTTTTTCAGTTTGCGAGTACCAACACCTCGACCGAAGCAACCGCTTGCACCCATCAATTTGTACAGCGGTACATCTGTTAGCCGTTCGTGCAAACTCTTGTAAATTTTGGAACCATTGGCTCCAATAACTTCCACCAATTCGCGTTCGGTAGCTTGAATGATTTTTACAGGCGTATTGATACCATCGTTAAACAGTTTTTGAATATTACCCTCACCGAGATGAGCGACTTCCAGCGACGCAAACAGATCCTTGGCTTTCTCAATAGCGATATCTGGATGGTCGCTGATTAGAAAGGCGTCGACCATAGTATCGGTCCACTGCCAATCACCAATTTGGTCAAGGCGGTCATCAAACCAATTTGAATAGTTGGTAATAGGTGCTGGTTCTACTACATCCGTAACGAACGGAATTACATCCCCACTGCGCGTGATTCGGATTTTGGCACCAGGACCAATTTTATTCTCATAGACAAACTTGGCATTAAAACCAGTTGCGTAAGTAATGGTAACGCCAACCAAATCAACAGGTTTAATTTCAATACGTGGTTTCAAATATCCATGCTTGCTTACACCCCAATGAATACTAACAACATCCGCAATGGCAACGTTGTCATCGCTTGCAATTTTGAATTTGCGAGCATATTCAGGATTCAATGTGTCTTTCGATGGGTTAATCGTTTTACGCAAATGTTCTGCATCAACTTCCATCACAATACCATCGATTGCATAGACGGTTTTGGAACGGCGGTCTGTGAGATATTTGATCAAAAACGAATCTGTCAAATCACAGCCCATAAAGTTGGTAACATACGGGATGGTAAATCCACATTCGGTAAGCATATCAAATTGATGTCCTTTCGACTTTACGGTGGGGACAATTACCTGATAGGCAACAAATTCGATGTATTGATATACAGCTGGATCATTCTCGGAAGAATTCATCAACCCTGCAACAGCATTCCGTGCATTTTTGTAAGTAGAGCCACCACGACGGGTTGCAACCGTTTTCAGTTTTTCAAAATTAGCTTCGGAAATAATGACTTCACCACGCACAACCATTTTTTGTCCCACATTCTTGGGAACATTTGGTAGGCGAGAGATATGGCGCGTGATATCCGCACCTTCAAAACCATCACCACGACTGAAGGCGATTTGTAGATTGCCCTTCTCGTCAAATAGCACTTCTGCACTGGTACCGTCGAGTTTATCCGAACAAGCAACATACTCGGATTGCACTCCATACTTGTTGATCCACTTCAGCGTATCACCTTCGTACGCTTGAGTTAGAGATCCCATTGGGTAGGGCAGTTTGACTTTACCACCCCGAACTTCACTACCAATACCGGTGAAATATTCGTTGGATGGGTCGAGTTTTTCGGAATAGCGGCGCACTACATCGTATTGTTCATCAGACAGGAAACTTTCCTGTTCGTTGTAATACAAATCATCGGCAGCACGCAACATGTTGATCAGATCATCGATCTCCACATCTTCCATGGGGGTATCCAACAGAAAAATGAGTTGAGTGGTTTGTTTCGCCAAAAAGAGATCAAAGTTTTTCATAGCAGAGAGGTCAATAAGGTTCATGTTTATATCCAAGTGAATTTAATATGATTATTATACCTTAATCATCGCTGACTGACAACACCTTATATTCATCTTCGTTGAATACTCGTTTCACTTTACCTGCACCATGAGTGGTGATATTATCCTGCACTTGCCAATACCCCTTACCAATTTGTACAACACCTCTATACAATGCATTTGTGGCGTATTTGGGGGATATGGGCCTCATTTGACGACAAATAACATCACCTTGATCAACTCTGATAACTCTACGCAAACCGTGCCCATCTCTGGTACCATTCATCGTTACCATCATGC